GGCTTCTACACTGCCGAAAGTGTTGATGCCGCCTGCCTTTGTGTTCAGGATTTGCTGGGCAATTTCCGTTGCGTCGCCGCCCTCGACTACGACCTCGATGCTGTGCGGCCACCGGCCGGCAGAATCCACTTCGTTTGTGCAGTTCTCATAGGGGGCCACACTGACTACACCCTGCACATTCTTCAGGATGGCGCTCCTGATGCTTTCCAGCATGGCAGACGAGCGGTTGTAGATTTTGTTCGTATAGGACTTTCGGAACTCGATGTCGCTCTCTGCAAGCTGGCCCGCAATGTAGGAGCCGACATTGGAAACGGCATTCAGGCCCGGTACGGCCTTTACGATCTTCGTGATGACTCCATTCGGGATGAAAATATCCCCGGCGTCCACCGTTTCAAACGTAACGACGCTGCTGACAGACACTGTGGTCAAATTCTCTGACAGAACCAGCGTGTTGGAGCTGGTTTCATCCACGGCTTCGATCACGATGGTGTCATTTATGACCGTCACATGGAAGTCCTTATCGGTAATGGCCGTCCCCAGCGCCTCTAGGGCTTCACTGGAGCCTTTTTTGACATCAGGGGTAATGGTGTATAGGTTTCCGTTAAGAGCCACCCCAAGGGCTGTTTTTGCCTCCGGGGACGCGAGGATAACGGTGGCCTTGTTGAAAGATGCTCTCGTGATCTCTGCGTCTGCGACGGAAACAAGGTTCGTGGCCGGGCTGGTGTCGGATGCAATCGACGTGCCGACCGGAATAGCCGTACCGTCCACGCCGGTACAGAGGATGCTGTAGTAGGACTTTGCAGCCATTCCGCGCGTGGAGCCGCCGAACTGCGCCGCGTAATCAAGGCTCACGCCGGTCGCACTGGAAACGTACTCCGAGTGGTACACATCAACGCCAAGTTCCCACAGCTCTGCGATTTCATCTGCAACATTGGTCAGCAGGTGATTCAGCAAAGACTGTGGGTTCTGGCGGGTGTTCACGCCGAGGCGGTCTGTCATCTTGCTGTGCATATCCTCAAGGATTGCATCCAGACGTTTCGGGTTAGGCCCCTGCGGTGTTAAGCCATATTTTGCCACGGTATTCTGATCTCCTCTCTGAACCTGTCTTCGTCCGTAGTGAACGAAATTGCAACGGACGCACTGCGGTTCTTTTTGTCAATGTCAAACGAAATATCCGTCACATCCTTCACTCCATCAACGCTCATCACGGTTTCCCGGATAAGATGCCGGAGCTTGGACTCATTCGGATTTTTGACCAGCAGGTTCTCGAAGTAAGGGAAGCCCAGCGACGGCATCAGCCTCCACTCTCCGAAAAACCAGAGCAAACGAATACGGACAGCCTGAATGATGCTGTCCGTAGCTGAAATGTCTCCTGCCGCCGAGAGTTCTAAGTCCCCGGTGGCATCGAGCTTCAGGTCTATCACGTTTTTCCCTCCTTTACTGCGGCTTCCCGGTCATGCCGCCGCTGTCGCCCCTGTGGACGTGGTTTGCAAGGCTGATACTGCCGTTGGATGCCTTGACATCATCTCTTGCGGTGATGCCACCCTTGACCGTGAGCTTTCCGGTGATGTCCACGCTGTCGGGTGAAATTGCCAGCACCGTGCCGCCGACTGTGATCTGCACAAGGCTCGGCTCCACTTTGACCTTGGCCGAACCGAGAGTCAGTTCTGCGGTCTTGGGCGTGATTTTGGCTTTTGTGTCGCCTGCGGCAATGGCTACGGCATCCTCATCGCAGGCGAGCTGCATGGTGCTGTTGCCGCCAGATGTGAGGTTTGGAATGGCAATGGCGTTGGTCAAGTCGAACTTCAGCTTGGTGTCAGTTTCCTTGCCGTACATCCAGTAATCGAGCGCCTGTTCGCTAAAAACCAGCAGGCATCCATCGCCTTTCTTGATGGGC